CGTGGACGCGCCGAGGGAGGTGAACCCTCCGGCCGCGTACCCGGTGCCGTTCGCGATCTCCGTGCCGAACGCCGCCGCCGTGGACAGCGTCGTGTTCAGCCGCAGCTTCATCGCAGTGGTGCCCACCGGCGTGCCGATCGCCGTCCCGGGGATGCCCGCCGCGCCAGTCGGCGTCAGCCCGTTCAGCAGGATCGTCACGAGTGCCTGGTCGATGGCTGCCATGTAAGTTCTCCTCGCCTGCGCCCGCGGACGCTTCTGTCACTGTCTGGCCGCCGGACGCGACCACGCTGCCGTCCGGGCCGAGGACCCGCCAGCCGTCCGGGTCGTCCGGCGGCTCGAACGCCAGCCCCTCAGTCATCAGCTCACCTGCCGGAGCAGCGGCACCTTGTCACCGTCGACCCCGTACAGCTCCCCGAACTCCAGCTGCACGTGAATGATCGTCTTGCCCCCGGCGGAGACCACGTGGCCGTCCGGGTCCAGGACCCGCCAGCCCTGATCCGGTTCCCACGCGGGCAGCACGAGCTGCGCCTTGCCGAGCAGGTGCATCGGTGCCTCCTAGATCAGCAATGGTTGTCTTCATGTGCCGCCGCCCATTCCTCCAGGCCGTCGGCGGGCCGGCCGGGCAGCATGTCCAGCACTACCGGGGTGACGGTTTCCCCGATCCACCGTTCCGCCGCGAACCGGTCCCCGCCGCCCGGGGCGGGGAGCCGCCGCAGGAAGGACAGGTCCGCCCACCAGAAATTCCCGGCGAACCAGGCACGCCACGGCGGCGACGCGCACTCCCAGTACTCCCACGCAGTCATCCAGTGCGGCCCCGCGGCATCACACCCGGCGTCGATCGCCGCCACGGCGTACTCCCAGCCCTCAGTGCAGCAAGACGTCATCCGCCGCCGCCACCAGGTGCTCACCCGCGACGGATCCGCCGCGCCCTTGGTGTGCGCGTAGAACACGCAGCCGTCCAGCGCGGCGAACGCGTGCACCGCCCGGAGGGTCACGTCCTCGAACCCGGCCGGGGCGGTCACCGCGACCTGCCAGCCGCCGCCGAGCGCCCCGATGGCCGCCTGGCAGTTCTCCGGGGTGCCGACGACCCCGGCGGCCTTGTAGTCCAGCGCCCCGCCGAGCCCGGACACTTCCAGCGCCGCGAGGTGCTCGGCGACCGGGGCCTGCCACGCGCCGTCCGCATAGACGTGGTAGAAGTGGGCCAGCATCACATGGGCGGCCACGGCTCGACGACGGCCAGGCCCTCCGCCATCCCCGTCCCGTCCCAGTCCGCGGGCTTGCGGGCCAGGAGGAACACCCCCGGCGCGTTCCAGTCCGGGTCCGGTTCCAGCCGCAGGACCTCCAGGCCGCACGCCTCCGCGATCCCGTCCATGTGATCCACGGAGAACCGCTGGAAGTCGCCGGGGTGCGGATGGTACGGGTATCCCGGCCCGCGGGCCGTCAGCAGCAGCACCCCGCCGGGAGCCAGCACCCGCGCCATGCCGGTGACGGCACCGCGCCAGTCCTCCGCGTGCTCCAGCATCTCCGTCGAGATCACCACGTCCGCGGTGTCCTCGCCGAGAACCTCGGGGAGCTTCTCCGCCGGGCACGCCAGGTCCACGCCGGGGCCTGGCTGCGCGTCGGTCCCGGTGTACGACGCCGGCCCCATCGCCTCGTACACGCCGCGGACGGATCCGTTGTAGTCATACGAGCCGACCTCGGTGACCCGCTTGCCGGTGACCTGCTCAGGCGTCAGGGCGCGCGACGCGAACAGGTACGCCGACGGGTGCACTCAGGGACCCGCGTGGGGGAAGCTCATGTCCACTGGCCAGTCGCCGTCCGCGCCGGACGGATGGTCACCGGACAGCGTCCAGCCGTCCTGCCCGGCGCCCGCCGGGGAATCCGCCCACGCCGACGCGCCGGACTGCCACGCATGCCCGGCAGCCACCGCCTCGGCCGCGATCGCGGACAGGTCCTGCAGCGGCGCCTGCAAGTCCATCGACTGCTCAGCGCCCTGCTCGCCCATCCGGTCACCCACCGGGGTCATCCCCGCCGTCGGCGGAATCGGTGCGGTCATCGTGGCCTCCTAGCCGTTGTCGCCGAAACCGTTACCCTGCGGTCCCGCCGCGCCCGGCGGCTGCCCGCCGAGAATCGACGTGTCGTGATCCACCACCTGATCGGGCAGCGGCAGCAGGTCCCCCACCGAATCGCCCGCGACCATCGTGTCCTGGCTGATCTCCAGGACGTGCGCCAGCCCCGCCGCCTTCGCCGCGTCGATCGTCGCCGCGATCGTGCTCGCCGACCCCGCGTCCCGGTCCACGCCGGGAGGCGCGGACATCAGGTCATCAGGTCCCGCGTCAGCCATCAGACTTCCCTGCGCCCTTAGCCGCGGCCACGGCCGCCTGCACCCTCGACTTCACCGGCGCGTCGTCGCTGATCTTGTCGAAGATCGACGGGACCGCCTTCACCGCAGGGTGGTCATCGGGGAACTTCTCGTTCCGCCGCACGTAGATGGCGTTGCCGTCCACGTCGTACCAGCCGTTCTCTCTAGACAGGTACACGATCCATCACTCCTTCGTAGGCCTGTTCCCAGGCGGTGTACCGGGCCTGGATCGTCCACGCGGCCGCCTGCCGCTTCGCCGCCGCGCCCATCTCCTCGCGCATCGCCCGGTCGTTCACCAGATCCCGCAGGTACCGGCCCCACTCGTGATCCTGCTTCACCAGGAACCCCGTCACGCCATGCTGCACGTAACGCCGGTACGGCTCGCTGTACGACGCCACCACCGGGATCCCCAGCGCCCCGTACTCCATCGCCTTCAGGTGCGACTTCCCCTTCGCGAACGCGCTGGCCGGGTCCAGCGGAGCCAGCCCGATGTCGAAGTCCACGCCCCGGTAGTAGTCCCACACGTCCGGCGTCCACCGGGTATGCCGCGTGCGGCCGTCCGGGACCTTCAGCAGCGGCGTGTAATCCGCGCCGGCGAAATGCATGTCCACGGCGGGATTCCTCCTGAGGAACCGGGACAGCATCGGCGCGACGTACTGGAAATCCCGCAGGTGGCTCGTGCCGCCCGCCCAGCCGACGGTTACCCGCTCCCGCCGCGGCCTGTCGATCTTCAGCAGGTCCTCGTGCACGCAGTTCGGCAGCACCACCACGTTGCTGTTGTACTTCCGCACCACTTCGACCAGCGGTTCGGTAGAGACCGTCACCAGGTCAGAGATGGCCAGCAGGTACGCGGCGATGTCCCGGCACTCCGGCAGCCGGTGCCACAAGCTGCCCTCATGGTCGGAGCTGAACACGTCATCGTCGATGTCGTACACCAGCCGCGTTTTACCCGCCCAGGACTCCCACAGCTCCATCCCGCGCGGGCCGGTCAGCAGCTGCCCGCAGAACACGTCGATGTCACCGGCGTTCAGCTCCGCGTCCGGCAGCCACACCATGCCCCGCTCGGGGAGCATCACGTTGTGACCCCGGCGCCGCAGCTCGGCCAGCGGCTGGTAGCAGCGGTAGTAGCCGCAGCCGTCCGCGCCGACCGGCAGCCCGAAGACCTTCACTCGCCGGGACCGCCGCCGTGAACCTTCAAGTACTCCTTCAGCTTCGGGTCGATCGCCGGGACATCCAGCGGCGACACGGTAAACATCTCCGGCCGCTGCACCACCGCCTGATGCGTCGTGTCCCGCAACGCCCCGATATTCACGAACTCATCGTGACCCGAACTGGTGTTATGCCACCAGAAAGAAGTGATTGCGTATCTAGCGGCCACCGCCGGCCCTCCTTTATATGAGCATCGTGGTCTTCATGTGCCCGGCCTTCACGCCCGTGCAGACGTGCACCGGGATTCCCGCCGCGCCGAGGCGCAGGCAGAACGTCAGATCCTCCCCGATCAGCGAATCACCCACCACCGACTCCCGGAACCACGGCGCCGCCGGGCACCCCGAGGACTTCCCCACCGCCTCCAGCGCATCCCTGTGGATCAGCAGGCACGCCGCCCCAGTAGCCGTCACCTGCACCACGCCGTCATCCGGCCACGACTCATGCCGCGCGAACACCAGCTGCCCATCCGCATCCACCGGCTCATACATCGTCGGCAACGGCACCCCGCCCGGGTTCTCCGAGAAGCACAGGCCCCCGACCACCGGCCGGTCCGACGGATCCGCCGCCATCACCAGCTTGTCCACCGCATCCACCGGAAGCCACATGTCCGTGTCCACCATGAACAGCCACGGCGCCGTGTGGTCCTCCAGGAACCCCGTCACCACCATGTTCCGGCCCCGGCTGATATTCGGCCCGGACCCCACCGCGATCACGTCATCAATGAACGCCACCTGCGACAGGCGCATGATCTTGATCAGCGACGTCAGGAACTCCGACCGCACAGTGCCGCCGTGCACGTAGCCGACCACCACATGCTCAGCCAAGAGGCTCCCTGCGGTCCAGGAGATCACGCATGGCACCCGCGTGATACTCGGCGATGTACTCCATCAGGTCCGCGACCCGCTGGCCGGACGGCTGCATCACGAGCCACAGTTCCAGGTCCTCGATCTTGTTCTCGGACCTCATGCCGTGCTTGTGATGCACGTTCTCGCCGGGGACGAGGCGTCGGCCGAGGTGCTGTTCCATCACGTAGACATGCTCCAGGACGCGGCGGCCACCCTCAACGTGAATGCGCCGGTAGCCCTCTTTCATGATGGTCCCGGTGCCCTTTGCCCTTGTCGGGTTCGCGGGCCCCGGCTCGCCAGTGCGGCGTATCCGCTCATAGTGCAGCTTGCAGTAGAACTTACCGAGCCTTGGGCGGTCGCATCCTTCGATCGGGCACGGCAGCCGCTCTTTACCCTTCCGGGGTGCTTGTGCCTCTCCGGGCTTCCGGCCGCGTTTCATCTGGCCAGCCTGACCCGGGTCACCGTGGAAGCGGACACGCCAGCGGTGCATCTCGCAGTACCCGTTAGCGAAGTTCGGCTTGTCGCAGCCGTCCACGCTGCAGGGCGCGTGATCGGGCAGCCGCTTGAGGCCAGCGGGACCCGGGTCGCCGGTTGTGTGCCAGCGGGCGTAGTGGCGGCGGCACCAGCCGCGCGCCACTACGTCCTCGCCGCATCCTTCGATCTTGCATGTTCCAGGTGTCTTGTTCACACCTTGGAGTTTATCAGGTAAGAAGCACCCTGAAGGCCGAAGTAGTCGAAACGTTAGCTCCAACTCTCCAATACATGAACCATCCGCTCTGGCCCGATGGTATGTTCGCACTTGCGCCCGTACCAGTGACCATGGGCTCATAGATGATCGAGACTCCGACACGGTCCACGATGTAGTAGTTGGAAAAATCGCCGAAGACCATCGGCTTGTGGGTGGTCGTCAGCAGCGGGTCGATGCTGGACGACTCGTAGATGGGCTTGCCCATCAGCTGCTCGGGCTGGTCCTTGCCGAGGTTGGTCCAGAAGGACGCGCCGCCGGCGGTGTCGAGTGCCCTGGTGCGGTTGATCTGGGCGACGTTCGCGACCCAGGCGCAGTTGGGGCTGTTGCGGAACCGCGGGGGCAGCGCGGCGTGGAGGGTGTAGACGTCGGCGAGGACGTACGCGCCCGTGGTGGCCGTGGTCTGCGTGGTGGTCGCGCCGACCACGACGCCGGTCGGCTGCGCGGTGCCGGTGCCGGTTGCGAAGGCGGCTTCCTCTAGCCTGTCCTTGGCATCGGCCAGGAGGCGCGGGAGCTGCGTGCCGAAATCTGTATCGGACAACACCTCAAAGCTACCGAATACCCACGCCGCCGCCTTGAGTGGCGTAATCACGATGTTCCCGACCGTCGGGGACTGGTCCGTCGACGCGACACCTTCAGCGAGCCACGCCGCAGTAATACCGGCCGACGTGACGCCATTCCACGTCGAACTCGTAGTGGTCTTCACATTGCTAATGCGCCGGTAAGGATTTGCACTCGCATTGTTTGTGAGCACGATCGTGGGATCGAGCACGAATGGCAAAAGATAGCCGCCCGATGCGACGCCCAGGTTCAGCGCGGCACGTGTCGCCGTGGACATGTGTTCCGGGTCCCTAATATACTTCTCAAAGGCATCGTAATACTCGGGGCTACCCGTTTCAAGGATATGCCTCGCGATGTTGTTGTCCTTGAAGTACCCGCCGGCCTGGACTTTCTGGGTGGCTTCCTCGGCCCAGTCGTGCTGGATCATGGACCGCGACGCGACCATCTCGATGGCGTCGAGGGCGCGGTCGCGGAGCTCGCCGCGGGACAGCAGGTTGTCCGACACCTTGTCCATGGCGTCGAACGGGTCGTGCCGGTTCCGGATGACCAGGTCGGGGCCGCCTTTGCCCTGCTTGGCGGTGAAGGAGGTGGTGCCGCCGTAGGGGGGCTCGAGGTTCGCGGGGTCCTCGGCGGTCCGGGTGATGTTGCGGATCTTCTCCATCCGCTCGATGAGCGGCTTGGTCTTGGCGTCGAGCTCTTCCCAGCGGGAGAGCAGGCTGTCGCGGAAGTCGCCGTCCTGCTCCTCGGTGGTCTCGTTGCTGTTCTCCATCCTCTGGAGCTCGGCCTTGATCTGCGCCTGCTCGTCGAGGAGTTCCTGCAAAGCGGCCATGTGACCGCTCCTTTCGGCTGGTTACCAGACCAGCCCGACCTTTTCCCGTGCCTCCTTGAGGCGCATCCGGAACAAGGCGTTCTGGTGATACCGGGCCGAGTGCTCTTCACCTTCGGGCGATTCTTCGCCCTCTGCCGTAAGCAAGTCGTCGGTCAGCGAGTCCCGATCGGCGGGAGCGCCGGAAAGCGGCGAGTCCAGTGGAGCGCCGCTGCGGATCAGCTCAGTAATGTACTGGAGCTGCTCGGCGATCTTCTCGGCGCGCACGCCGGTGATCACCGCGTCCTGGTAGGCGGGGAACGGCGTCGGGCCGTACTCCCGCAGCGTCGATTCCGTACGCCGCACGGCCGGCAGGTTGCCATGGCGGTCAGCCTTGAAGCCGCCGCGCGGGACGCCCGGTACTGACCGGTCGAACCTGCCGGAGAACGAATAGGCGCCGAGCGAGCCTTCCTTGATCGCCTCGAGGATCTGGTCGGCCAGCTCGCCGCGGTGGAACCGGGTGACGGTCTTAAGTCCGGTGCTGTCGACGGTGACCTCGAGCGGGACGCCGATCGGGACAGAGTTCCGGTCGCTGGGCGTCGCGTGGAGCGTCATGCCGTGGTTGTAGAAGACGCCGACACGCCATGCCTTCCGGTCGCCCTGCGGCTGCAGCTTGGGGAGGATCCGGTCGAAGGCGTGCCGGTCGATGACCTCGATGTAGTCGCCCTGCTGGTCGTGGATCGGGACGGGCGTGTCGAACACCGTGGCGTAGGCGGTGACGGTGCGGCCGTCACCGCCGGCGCGGATGGAGATGTCCTGCAGCGGGAAGTCGCGGCGGAAGGACAGCGGGGCGTCCTCATCACCACGGGACGCACTGCTGTCGCTGTCGCCGTCCACGTCGATGCCGAACTTCTTGCAGGCAGCCATGATCCGGTCCTTCACGTCCGAGAGGTTGACGCCGTTCATCGGGTACTGGGCGGCGTTCTTCGGCATATTCACGTATGACCAGGCGGCTTTGGCGTGAGCGGCCGTGTCGACGGGGTACTTGCCGTTCTTGGGGTCGGCGTAGGTGACGTTGCCGTACGGTTTGGTGTCGGCCCGTTCCGTCATGGTCGTCACTGCTGACCTCCCTGCCTTGTGTTCCTTCGCGTGGGCCAGCTTCATGTAGCCCGGCATGACCGCCATGATGATGTTGGTAGCCAGCCCGTCGACCGAGACGGACGGGACACCAGCGGCCAGCAGCAGGTCACGCAGGGCCGTCCACTTGTGGACGGCGCCAGACCACTTCGCGAACCCCTCGCCCCTGGTCCAGTACTTCCACAGTGCCGACCCGTGGCCGTATTTCAGGTCAGAATCCCGCCGCGCCCAGATGTCAGACACGCCCGTTGGCTTCCTCGAGCTCGCCGCGCCTGGCCGACGCTGGCCGCGGCGTCGGCCGGGACCCGTCGCCGCCGTCACCCACCGACGACGGGCTCACCGGGAGACGGCCCAGGGTCGGGGGCAGCGGCGACGCGACCACGCCCGGCGGGGTCTGCGGCAGCATGTGCTGCACCGCCGCACCCGGCGGCGGAGGCGGAACCGCAGCCTCCTTCAACTGGCTCAAGTCCATGCTGTCCACCGCAGCAACCGCGCTCATCCGGTCATAGCCGGCCTGCTGGAGCGCCAGCAGGGCTTGTGCCTTGACCAGCGCCGCCTGTCCGCGCTCAAGTTCGCCATCGGCAAGTGCGGCGATGTCACTCGTGTCGAACCACAGCCGGTTACCGGCCGGTACGTCCACGATCTGCGACAGCGCCCCGCACACCGACCGCCACGCCGGACGCGCCCAGATGTTCGCGAACTTCTGCATCGACTCTTGATAACCACGGCCTGCACCGCGCAGGGGTTCGAGGCCGACTAGGACACCCGGGACCTCGCACGCCGCCAGAATCCGCTCCGTCCCCACCGCGGACACCCCGGAGAAGTCCATCTGCGACAGGCTGTTCCCGATCAGCGTGGCGTCGGCGCCCTGGTCCAGGATCAGCGTCTTCGCCGCGTTATCCACGCCGCCGTACCGGGCGTTCACCCGCTCCCGGATGGAGTCCACCGTGCCCGGCTGCAGCTTCTGCGCGTACTTGATCAGCAGGTTCGGCGACGCGTTGTTCTGCAGGTAGCGGATCTTGTACCCGGTCAGGCCATCGTCCCCGGCGATGTCCCGCCAGATCGGCGTCAAGGGAGACATGCCCCGGAAATCAGCAGCCGGATCCGGGATCGGCGCCCAGTGGACACACTCCTCCGCGGGGACCATGAACCCCTTACCCTGTTCCATCAGCGACTTGGGCGGCTCCCAGAAGTAGCCGACCGGCCTCTTGTAGCGGCCGCCGCCGTCCACCTGGACGACCTCGGACACGATCGTGGTCCAGTCCGGGCGGAGCCTGACTAGCCTGCCCTCGCCGGGCGGGTTCCAGATGTAGGCGTTCCCCGCGAGCACCTGGTCCTGTTCCATCCGCGCGAGCAGGTCACCCGTCGTCGACGGAGGCCCGAACGGCACCTCGAGCGTGGCCAGGGACGTGTTCCCGAACAGGTGGTGATCATCGAGGGCCTGATACTGGAACCGCGCCTCGCTGAACAGGGACATGCGGACGAGGATCGCGGCGAAGATGATGGCGTTGGACGAGTTGGCCTGCTGCGCGTAGGCGGCGAGCTGCGGCAGGACCGGCTCCCGGTCCGGGCCGCCGTAGGAGGTAGTCAGGACACTCGCGCCGGACGCCTGACCCTCCCAGAACGTGTTCCCATACCGCCGGATCAGCCGGTCAATCAGCCGCGTCACAGGCCCTCGACCACTTCCGCGCTCATCCCGCTGTCGAGGACCATGACACGCACGTCATCGGGGATACCGAGGCGGTGCCGGACCACCTCAAGCAGGTAGTCGGCCGTATCGGCGCGGAGTTTCGCGTCGGTGCGGATGATGAGCCGGTCGCCGGGCTTCAGCGTCAGCCGCTGAACGTCGGTGATCTCGACCTTCACGCTGACCGCCGTGCCTTCTCCAGGATCCCGGCCAGCGTCGTCGGCTGCACCTCATGCGCCTGCGGCTGCTCATCCTGGCCGTCGTTGCGGTACAGCGCCCACACGCCCCCCGCGACCGAATCCGCGACGATGGCCGCGCCGAGCGCCCACCGGCCGATCAGGAACGCGCCGCCCAGCACCCCGAACAGGGACGCGACCAGGAGGACGGCAGACAAGCGCACGGGGCCTCCTCTAGACTGAACTGGTTCACGGTCCGGGGTAACTGCGGGTTCGAGCTGACGCCGGTAAGACCACCAGCCGTGAACCACCTCAGACCTGCCAGACGCCCGGGGTGGCCAGCTCCTCCCACCGCGCGAACGCCCAGCAGGCCAGCGTCGCCGCCACCAGCGGCCCCTGATCCGTCTCTACCTTCGGATCCCAGGCTTGGGCACCCGCCAGGGGACGTTGCTGCGCGGCCCGCACGGCGGCGGTGAGCGGCGGCTGGTCCAGGTGCGCCAGGCGGCCATCGTTCACCGCGTCGAGGAACTCCCCGTGGGCCACCGCGACGTCCTGCGCCGTCACCACGGTCACCAGGATCCCCGCCTCGCCCAGCGGCTTCACCAGCGTCCCGCTCTGGCTCTTAGGGTTCACCACGACCGCCACCGGGTCATGCTTCTCCCACAGCCCCAGCATCCGGGCCACCGCGCCGCGCGGATGGTCATACCAGACCAAGTCCACGACCAGGCGGGTGCCATCCTTCTCCCGGCCTGACGCGACGATCGCGCAGTGCTTCCGGTCCTCGCTGATCGCCGCGGCCAGCGCGACCTCGCCGCTCATGTATCGTCATCCCGGGGATGAAGCACCAGCCGGAAGATCACCGGCCGGTCTTGGGCCTCCGCGCGCATCCCGTGCTTCCGGGAGGGACTAATCCCAGGGGGTACACCAATCACAGCCGCACCTGCGCCGCCGCCGCCGCGCCCCACGTGTCCTTCTCGATGACATCCCAGCCGGGCTTCGCCACGTCGGGCCACTGGCACAGGTAGGCACGGCGGAACTCGCTGAGTTCCATCAGCTCGAAGTCGGCCTTCACGGTCTCCTCGGTCACGGTGATCCCCAGGGCGGGCATCCGCCGCCGCCACGTCGCCGGGTCCGCCGGGTCCTCATCATCCGCCGCGCTGTACCCGATGTAGCACCCGTTCTCCGTCACGCCCATCTCCGCGCGAGCCCGGCCATCCTCCACCTTGCCCCGGAAATAGGTGCTCTTCTCCGTCCCCGCCGCGGACACCACCCACAGCTGCGCGTCCCGCGTCATCATCGCCGGACGCATCGCCTGCTCAAGGTGGTCATCCTCCTGAGCCCACGCCTCGTCTATCACGCCGAGGTCCACCACGTCACCGTGACCGGACGTCTCTGTGCCGCTGATCAGGCCCAGCATGGACCCGTTCTTGAACAGGTACGCCTCAGACCCGGACCCGCGGCGCACATCGATGAACGACGCTAGCTTCGAGGCGGCGATCCTCGGCCACCACACGTCCAGCAGCCGGTGACGTGCATCCAGGCGCGTCTGAGCCGTGTAGGCGATCTGCGTCCCCGGGCGCCGCAACCCCCGCGCGATCATCATCGCCAGCAGGTCCACCGTCTTGCCCTGCTGGCGCATCACCTCGATCACGGCCTGCCGGTAGGCGAACCGGCCCTCCGGGGTCTGCTCGGTGGTGATGCCGTTGACCAGGTGCTGCCACGGCATCAGCCCGGGACCAAGAGACGTACGGAAGTTAAGCAGTTCCGCCGTCCTGGAGATCCCGACCGCCAGGTTCGGCCGGTCAGTGGCCGGGGTGCAGAACCTAGGCTTGCAGGGCTCCGAACAGTCCCGTGAGATCGGCATCGGCATCCGGCTTGCCCTTCGGCATCAGCTCCAGCAGCGTCTTGCGCAGCTCCGCGCCCAGGATCGCGTTCGACGGGTCCTCCCGGTGCGCGCCAGCCATCCGCTCGGCCAGCTGCCGCAATTCCGCCGCCGCGTCGAACGCCGGACCATCCGGCACCAAAGCGAGGCCACGCGACGGGATCCGCACGCCGCGGACGTCCGCGCAGCGCTTGCACAGCGAATGGTCACCCGCCTTATGCGCACGCGACCGCCGCATCCGGAGGGCATCAGAATCAGCCAAAATCACCCTCCGTTACGTGACTTGAAATGTCAAATATATGACAGACGGC